GGGACGCAGCTCGCGGATTCTTTGTAAAGTTGTGGGCCTATAGGGGGTTCCGCTTCCTCTTGTTGGCTGGCTGATTAATCGCACTTATGACTGAAACACTGACACAAAAAGAAGTTGCTGCGCACCTTGGTATGACGCCACGGCGTGCGCGTGATGTTCTACCGATGCTCGGTGTGGACCATCGTAAGAATACGATTGACGAAATCCGCCTCGCGTACATCGAGGACTTGCGGGAAAAAGCCGCCGGCAGAAATGACGCTGATTTAGGTGAAGCCCGTCGTCAAGATACCTTGGCCTCGGCGCACTTAAAGCTGATCGACATCTACGAAAAACACGGACAGGTTATATGGGCCCCACAGCTAATCCCGCTGCTGGATGGCCTGATGGAAGCGGTGCAGTCAAACATTATGACAGCTGCTACCAAGATTATCAGCGGACTCGAATCAAAACACGATATCAAAATAGACGATGAACTTATCCTTAGCAGCCTTCGCTCCGCCCTCAGAAATGTTGAGAGCGGCGGAAAAGAACTTGTCGCGTCTATTTTTGAAGAGCCTGGAGAGGCTAGCTCCTGAGCCGCCGATTCCTTCGGCAGAATGGGTAGAGAAATACTTCCGGTTGCCACCGGAAAACAGCGATAACCCTGGCGAGTTTGATTTCTATTACGCGCCACATGCTTACGGCATTTTCGCGGCGCTAGATGATCCAGAGATCACCGACGTTTATTGCATGAAGTCCGCGCAAATATGTTGGACAACAATCATGTCAGCGTTTTGGTTGAGTGTTATCGATCAGCGCCCTGGACAAATTATCGGCATGTTCTCGGCGGTCGAGGCGGCCCGCGAATACAGTATCGAAAAGCTCAAGCCCTATGTTGAACACTGTTCAAGAATGACCGGCAAGCTGGACGTGTCAAGCACGCGCAAGGCTGGCGGAAGTTTGTTGCATAAAAGCTTCCCCGGCGGATTTTTAAAGCTCATCGGCTCTAACTCGGTACGGTCTGCAAAGTCAGCGCCAGCACCGTACGTTTTTGTCGAAGAACCGGACGACGCTAGCGCGAACATACAGGGGCAGGGTGATTCGGTTACCGTGCTATTTGAGCGAACAAAGACATTCCGCCGACCAAAGCATGTATTGGGCGGCACACCAACGATCAAAAACTTCTCGCGCGTAGCAGATCGCATGCGCATGAGTGACCAAAGCGTATTACCGATAACGTGTCACAGCTGCGAAGAACAGCATGTTCTCGATTTTGAAAACGTCACCTGGCTGGACGCAGATGAGGGGTCAGAAGAGCACAGCATTTATGGCAAAGCCTTGCCTGAATCGGCGGCATATGCCTGCCCCCACTGCGGCGAGATATGGAACGACTCCCGGCGTCGGGAGAACATAAGAGACACTGTCGCGGCTGCGATGGAAAACGGCGATAAGTTTTGCGGCTGGGTGGCAACAAAACCCAATATTACGCGTATTAAAGGCTTTCAATCGTTATCAGAACTTTATAGCTGCTTGCCTGGCACATCGATGCGCAGGCTCGTTGAAAAACACCTCGAAGCAGAATACTACGTCTCTCGCGGCGACGAGACAAAACGCATTAGCTTTGTCAACAACCAGCTGGGCAGAGAATACGAATACGAAGACGGGCGGCCAGAGGCTGAACACTTCAGAGAAAAAGCAGCCGCCGACCCCGGCTCAAAACACAACGAATACTTCTGCCCGCGAGGCGGCTTGATCGTAACCGTTGGGATTGACGTACAGCATGACCGTGTTGCCGTTGCTATAAGAGCCTGGGGCCGCGATGACGAATCATGGTTGCTTTACTGGGGTGAAATATCAGCAACGAACACCTGTGTGGATATCCATGACGGGGTTTGGAACGCGCTGGATCAAGTTGTGTTCAGATCGTTTGAGCATGAGACAGGCTCGGCAATTTACGCTACGGCCATCTCTATTGATAGCTCGGACGGCACAACCAGTGACGCGGTTTATAACTGGGTAAGAACACGGCAAAAGCAGCACAAAGCCCAGCTGGTTATGGCGATCAAAGGCTCAAGCAGCCAGCAAGACCCGGAAGTCTTCACGCAGCCAAAGTCTCGCTCGATTGATCATAAGCGTCCTGACAAGCAAACGAAGGCTGACCGGCGCGGCGTAAAAATTTACACGGTCGGCACCAACAAGGCGAAGGACTGGATCGCGGCGCACATGACACTCGATCCGCTGAATAGCGTTAGTGGTTTCTATCACTATTACAACACTGAGCAAATGCGCTGGGATTATTTCGATCAGATGTGTGGTGAAGCGAAAATACCGCACAAAACAATCAGAAACCGTCGCGTCTGGATGCAGAAAAACGGGCAGGCCGTGGAAGCATGGGATTGCGAAGTGTACGCACTACACGCAGCAAGGGCTAAAAAAGTGCATCTACTCAAGGCGAACGAGTGGGACGCTATCGAGCGCCAGCTGTTACAAAATGATTTGTTCGGCGCAAAGGCCGAGCCAGAAGAAAAAGCGACAATAAAGCCGATCTCGGCTATCCAGGCTCGCAGGCCGCAACAGCGCAAACGTAATTGGGCGACGGATATATGAATAACCAGTTTGATACTGACAACTACCCAACGCAAGAGCCCGACACTTTATCGGCCGGTGAGCGCTGGGCATGGGTGCGCCCTGACATTACAGGAGCATACCCAACGGACAGTTATACGCTTAAATACCTGCTGACACTACAGTCAAGCGCGTCGGCTCAATTAGTCATCACAGCGCTTAAGACCGCCGAAAAGCATGTTATAGAAGTAGGCAAGGCGATAACAGACGGGTACACGGCCGGGGATTACGCATGGCAGGCCGTTATTGTTAGAGATTCTGACGGTGAGGAGGTGGTCGTAGACGATGGCTTGTTGCTCGTTGTCGCGCAAACCGGCGACATTCGCAGTCATAGCCAGAAAGTTTTGCAGGCGATCAGAGCGTTAATCGAAGGCACGGCGACTCGCGACCAGCAAGAATACACAATTAATGGACGCACACTAAAGCGGCGCTCTATCCCTGAGCTTTTGGAGATCGAGCGCGTCTATGCGGCACGGTGGAAAGCAGAGAAGAAAGCCATAGCGCGCAAAGCTGGGCGTCTTGCGTCAACAAACACGTTAGTAAAAATGGGCGCATAGAATGCTGAAGATCTGGCCATTTAATAGAGCGAGCGCAGAGAAGCCGGTTAAGACCCCGTACTTGCTTCAAAAGTCGGGATTTTTCAGCTCTATCTCTCCCCGCGTTTTCACCGGATGGGACACCATGTCTCACTCGATAGATTTTTATCTGCAAGCTGAGCTTAGATTATTGCGTGCCAGATCACGAGCTTTGGTTCGTAAAAGCACATATGGCAAGCGTTACGTTGACATTCTTAAGTCTAATATCGTTGGGCCTGAAGGTGTTCAGATTAACGCACAAAAACAAATGCCGGACGGCAAGCCGGACAACCGCGCGAATCAGGCGGTCGAGTTGGCGTTTCGCGACTGGGCAGCCGGGCATTGTGATTATTACGGCAAGTCCTCCTTTGCTGATTTGCAGCACACATCGATTGCAGTTTGCGCTCAAGATGGCGAGTTTCTATTTGAAAAGATAGTCGGGCCACGTGCAGGAAAATACGGGTTCCAGTTACGCGCAATCGACCCTGAATTGCTCGATATTGACAAACATATGCCGACAAAATCCGGCGAGATTCGTATGGGCGTCGAGTATGACGGCGGCGGTCGTGTTATCCGGTACTGGTTTAGAGAGCGCAATCACAACGGTGATTATCAGTCTGGAAAAACCTATTCGATCCGAGCTGAGAATATTATTCACTGTTTTGTGCCGCAGTATCCTGATCAATCCAGAGGGTTGCCATGGACTCATTCAGCGCTTGAAGCGACCAAGCATTTAGAGAAATATCAAGAAAGCGCCATTGTTAACGCCAGGGCCTCGGCCAGTGTGTTTAACGTGCTTAGATCAGATCCGGATGATGTCGATGGGGACGACATGAGCAGCGCAGGCATTGAGTTCGGCGAGATAGAGGCGGGGTCGACGGTTGATATCGGCACAAAACAGCTGGTCAATGTCGACCCGACATATCCTCACCAGATGTTTGATTCGTTCGTCAAAGCAAATTTGCGCAGTATCGCGTCAGGACTTGGTGTTTCGTATCACGCTTTATCTAACGATCTCGAAGGCGTCAATTATTCGTCTATCCGTGCTGGCGTTCTTGAAGACCGAGAAATGTTCAAGGCCTACCAAAATTGGTTTATCCGCTGCTTTATTCGTCCTGTTTTCAGTCAGTTTATCGAAGCGGCCTACATGTCTAATCAGATAGTCATGCCTGGTGGCAGAGCGGTGACCGGTAAGGTTGACGATTACAAACCAGCCAGCTATCAAGGCCGCCGCTGGTCGTGGGTTGATCCACAAAAAGACGGCAACGCCAACAAGTTGGCGATTGATGAGCGCCTGAAGTCACGCACACAAATTATCCGCGAGCAAGGTGACGACCCCGACGCTGTATGGGCTGAAATATCAAAAGAGCAGGACTTGATGCGAGCGCTAAACATCCAGCCGATTAACCCCAAGTTGCCAGCGGAGCAGCCGCAAGAAGAGGAATGATTATGTCTTCAAAAAGTATCGTCAAACAAAAGCTTGATCGCGATTTTACGCTCGAAAAGCGGTCGATTGACAAAGAGTTAAGAACGGTCGAAATAGCGTTCAGTTCGGAAGAACCGTACGAACGTTATTTCGGTGAAGAAGTATTAAGCCATGACCCGCAAAGTCTGAGACTTGGCCGCTTAGAAAGCGGCGCGGCGGTATTGGTAAACCATGACCCCGGTGATCAGGTTGGCGTCGTGGAATCGGCTAGAGTGGACGGCGACCGGCGTGGCCGCGCAGTCATCCGTTTTAGTCAGAGCGATCGAGGACGTGAGATTTTCCAGGATGTGCAAGACGGAATCCGCTCGCTGGTGTCGGTCGGTTATCGCATACATAAGTATGACGTAACCGAGCGCAAGGGTCAGCCGGATTTAGTCAAGGTTACTGACTGGGAGCCTTACGAACTATCGATTGTATCAATACCGGCAGACCCGAGTGTCGGCGTCGGTCGCAGCGACGAGGTCCCGCAAGACTTCGTTAAAGAACAAGTAACAACCCCCAAATTAGCCAGCGAAGCGCTGGCGGATGTTAAAAATACTCCCAAAAAGGAAATCAAAATGACCGAAGAAAATGTAGTTGAAGCCCCCAAGTTTTGCGAAAAATCAGAACGCAAGCGCATTCGCACCGAAGAATCACAGCGCGTCGATTCTATCCGCTCCATAGCGGACAAATATGGCCTTGATGAGCTGTCACGCGAAGCCGTTAGCGAAGGCTGGGACGTGTCAAAATTCAACACCAAAGCCCTTGAGGCAGTCGGCGAGCGCAACAGCAAGTCGCGCGAAAACGAGCGACAAGAAGCCAAGGTTGACTTGTCGAAACCGGAAATGGAAAAGTTCTCTTTCATTAAGTTGATGGACGCTTTGTCAAATCCGAACGATCGTTCTGCGCAGAAACGCGCTGGTTTTGAGCTGGAAGTATGCGCCGATGCTGAATCGCAGATGCCGAGCGACTTTAACGCTCGCGGCGTGTTCATTCCTGCCAATATTTTTGAGCGTGATCTAAGCGCTGGCACGGCAACTGACGGTAAAGAACTGGTCGGAACTAGCTTGCTCAGTGGTTCGTATATCGATGTATTGCGCAAGAACATGGTTGCGCTGCAAGCTGGCGTTACTATGCTGCCGGGCCTAGTCGGCAACGTGGATATTCCACGTCAAACGGCCGGCGCATCATCCGTCTGGATTACCGCAGAAGACGGCGACGCGACAGAGTCAGAACCACAGTTCGACACTGTGTCTCTCACGCCGAAAGACTTGGCGGCATACACAGAGGTTACTCGTCGGCTGACCCAGCAGTCCACTCCGGCAATTGAAGCGCTGGTACGTAACGATCTGTTCCAAGCTATTGCTCAGGGACTTGATAACGCTGTGTACTATGGTTCCGGCTCAGCTGGTCAGCCGCGCGGCATTGACGGCGCGACAGGTGTTAATGACCCGACGTTTGCAGTTGCGACTGCTCCGACGTATGCGGAAATCGTCACGCAGATGAAGACTGTGATGCTTGCGAATGCAGCAAGCAATCTAACCTACATCGGCAGCCCTGATTTTTGGGAATCGATGATTACCACAGCCAAACAAGCCTCCGGCGTTGAAGGTAACTTTATCAGCAACGGTGACACAATCCTTGGTCGCCAGCTGTTGATCAGTTCGCAACTGGCTGCCGATGACTTCGTGCTTGGCGACTTCTCGCAGGTGCTGCTGGGTGAATGGGGCGGTATAGAACTTAACGTCGACCCGTACACACACTCACTGAAAGGCAAAACGCGCTACGTTATCTTTAAAACAGCGGACATTGCGATTCGTCGTCCGCAAGCGTTCAGCTTCCATAACGCAGTTTAATCACTGAGTTAAAAGCTGACCAGGAAAGGGAGCTTAGGCTCCCTTTTTTTATGACAACGCAGGAGTTGATCGTGGAAGTTACATTAACAAGAGATTGCTATGTTGACGGCAAGCCGTGCAAAAAAGGGCAAACCGTCGACACAAAACAAGCCGGACTGCTGATCGGCGCAGGACAGGCGATTGAAGTGTCCGCTAAAAAAGCGCTGACCAAAAAATCACCGGCTAATCGTCAGGCTGAACCGGACGAGACGCGCTAGCAATGGCCTTCACGGAAGACATTGGCGAATTTTTCGAGGTTGACCAGGGCTTTGCTGACCTCGCCAACATCACCCGCGAAAGAGGTTTAGACCTGCCGGGTGTGTCTGTGCTTGTTGACAGGGATGTTGATGTAGTCGCGGACAACGGTTTTGGTATCACGAAGCGTACGGTCCTTACCTTTCGCGCAGATCAATTAATGGATGGATCGACGCGAGTTTTTCTTGATGAAGGCGACGAAGTGGAAGTTGGTAGTGAGTGTTTCACTTTGCTGCATGCAGTGTCAGACGACGGCTCTGTGGTTGTCTGGTATGCGCGGTAGGCACTGTGGCTGATTCTTTGGATAAGCAAATTGCGCGGCACGCTAAAAAGCTGCGCAAGATTGCACGTATTGAGGTGCCACGTGCGAATGCGCGGGCGCTGAATACCGTTGCTAAACGAACAGAGTCTCGCAGTGCGAGAGGTATTAGCAAAGAAACGCGTATACCGCAAAAAACCATCAGGAATCGTATTGCGATTGCCAAGGCAACTGCGCGCAAGCAATACGCGCGCATCAAGCATTATGTCAGACCCATTTCGGCAGTACAGCTGCTGACGAAAAGCCAGATCCAGAACAAGTTAGGCACGGGCACCAATCGCAAGGGTGTGCGGGCCAAAGGCTATCAGTTCGCGGGCGCTTTTATTCAAAAGGGTGCCGGTGGCAATATCCACGTATTTCAGCGCAAAGGAAGCGCCAGGCTACCGATCGAGGTGGTGAATATTCCCATAGATAAACAGGCGCGGCGTATTGTGGAAACGGTAAGCCGCAGGGTAATGAAAAACGACTACCCGCAACTGCTGGCGAGTGATCTTCAGGCCCGTTATCGACGTATCAAAACAGGATCATTTTAATGCTCACCAGAAAAAATATCCGCGATGCTGTGAAGGCGGCGCTGGCAAAAGCGCCATTTACGGGCGCGATTTTCACCGTGCGCCGTGTTGATGTGCGTGAAGGCACGCCGGAATACGTCAAGGTTTATCTGAATGACGCCGAAATCGTGCAGGAGGATGGGCTTGGGCAGTTTACCCATGCGGAACTGGTGATTGAGTACAACAAATCCGGCACACCGTCTGATGATGACCTGGATACCGTGGCGGATGCGCTGAACGCGGCGTTATTCGCCAATATTGAATCCGAGCTAGCAGGCTTGGGGCTATCCATTACCGGGCTGATTCCAACGGGCTGGACCTATGCCGATGACGAAGAAAAAGCATTCTCCAGCATCGAGCAAACCTACACCGTCGTTTATTAACAGAACATCTAATCAGAGGAAGACACCATGTCATTATCGGCAAAACTGGCGCTCGCGCTAACGATTGTACAAACCAAGTCGCAGGATTTTTCAGCGACCAAAGACAGTGTTGCAAAAAATTATGAGATTAGTCTGCTGGACGGCTCCGGTGCAGGGCAGGCTACGACAGCCTGGCATGATCAGCGCACCTTATCGTCCAGCGCTAATGAGGATCTGGATTTGTCGGGCGTTTTAACTGACGCCTTCGGTGACACTATTACCTTCACAAAAATTAAAGCCATCGTCGTATCGGCCGCCTCCGCTAACGCCGCCGCGATTGAAGTGGGCGGTGCAGCCACAAACGCACTGGTTAATTTTGTGGGATCGGCCACCGATAAGATCAAGGTGCGCCCGGGTGGGCTGTTTGTCATTGCCAGCGAGGACGCAACCGCCTATGCCGTGACAGCTGGCACCGGTGATCTGCTGCGCATTACCAACACCAGCGGCGCAGCGTCTGCCACCTATGATATTTTTGTAATAGGCGTCGAATAACCGCCACTTAATTCATCATCAACCATTCGGGGCCTTTGGCCCCTTTTTTGTATCTGAAAGGAGAACACCATGGCTGGATCAACCGTTGCAAAACTCGGCGCTGGCTCAAAACTGTATTACGAACGCCCGGCTGCGCCTGGTGTGTTTATTCTGCTGGATAACGCGCTGAACATCGGCGAAGTTGGCGAGCAGGGTGAGTTTATCGAAACAACGCCTATCTCCAAGACCGTGCGCGAATACGTCAAGGGGCTGCAAACGCCGCCGAGCAAAACGATAGGCTTTAACGATCAGCCCGGCGAAGCTGTGTATGCGCAATTCCTGACCGATTGGGAAGCGTCCGACAGCATTAACTTTCGTGTCGATTACACCAATAACCACCGCGCCGCGTTTGCTTTGATTCCCAACGGTCGCGTAATGGATGAGCCGCAGGGCAGCACTCAGTTAATTATGCGTGTATTTGCACAGCAATCTGGTGGCACGACCTGGAGCGTAATCTAATGGCCAAGACATTTGACGAGCTGCTGGCCAACCGGCCTGTTTTCCAGCCTGCCGAAGTTGATATTGAAGGCCTTGGCGAGAAGTTGTTTTTGCACCGGTTTAGCGCTGAAACCTTTAACCAGCTCATGCAGTCGCCAAATGTCGAAGGCATGGACGAGGCTAAAGCCGAGCAGGTCATGGCTGATTTTCAGTTCGATAAAGTGCTGAAGTTTCTTCGAGGTGCGGATTACAAGCCCACCAAGTCGGCGCGCAAGGACTTGCTAAATGTGTTCACGGCAGCGCAGTTGCGTGACATCAACAACAAGGGGTTCAAGCTCAACGGCTTCGGTGAAAGCAGCTTAAAGGACGCTTTAAAAAACTAAGAGCGGACTCTGGGCTGCTGCTTAGAGTCCGCTTAGCCACTTTGTTCGGTTGCCCGATCCATGAGGTCGGGCAGCGTGTTCCTGCCGAAGAGATGCCCTATTGGGAAATCATGTGGCATTTTGAGCCGTGGGGTTTTCGTGCGCAGCACCTGGGCATGACTGATCCCTTTAAAGACTATGATCTGGGCGAAGAAGAATTCGAAGACCTTAGCGAGTCAGAGCAAAACGACTACCTCAACAAGCAAATTCGACTTATGCAGACGGTATTGAACTGATGGCAAAAACAGTTATAGATACACTGGTAACCAACCTCTCCGCTGACGGACGCCAGATGCGCAGCGAGCTATCGCGCAGCGAAAAGGACACCAGCGCCTGGGGTGGGCGCATGAAAGGTATCATCGGTGGCGTGGTTGGTGCGTTTAGTATCTCCCGAATTATCGGCGGCATTGCCGCAGCCACAGCCAAACAGGAAGAGGCAGTGGCACAGCTTCAGCAGGGGCTTATCACCACTAATGGCGCCGTCGGTCAGTCACTCGACACGCTGATCGCTAAAGCAGGCGAGTTGCAAAAAGTTACTACTTTTGGCGATGAGGAGTTTATTGAAACTCAGGCACGGTTAGTCACCTTTACCAAAATCATGGGCGAGGAGTTCGACAGGACGATCGAATTATCTGCTGACCTGGCAACCCGCTTTAAAACATCGCTGCCTGATGCCGCCATGCAGCTTGGCAAAGCATTAAATGACCCGGTTGCTAACCTTGGTGCGTTGTCTCGTGCCGGTATCCAGTTTAGCAAAGATCAAAAAGAGGTAATCAAGACGCTGTTCGAGTCTGGTCGCGAGTCCGAAGCGCAGAAAATAATTTTAGCGGAACTCGAAACGCAGTTTGGCGGATCCGCACGGGCGGCGCGTGACACCTTCGGCGGAGCACTTAAAAGCCTTAAGAATGCCTCTGCTGATCTACTGGAGTCTGAAGGCGGGCTCAATGACGCAAAAGAGCAGATCGAAGAATTGACTGAGATCCTGCAAGACCCGGCAACCGTAGAAGGGGTAAATAAACTGACATCAGCACTGTTGCGTCTGACAGGCGGTGCGGTTAACGCCGGTGTCGAACTGGCTAATTTTGGCGACCAGATTGCGATTAACGCTGCGGCATTAACCGGCAATTTGTCAGAGTTCGACCGGCTAGAGCAGGAAATAAAGGATGTTGACCGGGCGTTAAAGGGTGGCTTCAACACGCCCATTAAATTCCTGTTTACGTCTGATGAAGAGCTTGAGAAATTAAAAGAACGTATGGTTAAAGAACGTGAGTTGCTAACCGGCATCAAGGCTGAAAGCGCCGCGCCCGTTAAGCAGAGTGGTTCGGCAGTAACAAAAGGCGGAATCTCGCCGGGCGCGGTTGCAGAGGATGAAGCAAAAGCGTTGCAGCTGCTGAACGAGCAACAAAAACTAGCGGCTGCATTGTTCAAAGATACGCGTACGGCGGCAGAGAACTACAACGCCAAGCTCAAGGAATATGACGACTTGCTATCCGCAGGCGTCATCACTCAGCAAACTTACAACCGAGCTGTGGCCGATGCCCGCGAGACTTTCGAGCAAAGTTCACCGGCCTTGCAAAGACAGCTTGATCTAAACAAAGAGTTCGCCACGGTTCAGGACTTCCTTAAAACGGATATCGAGCGCGTCAATGAGGCCTATGATCGTCGTATCGAAGTGGTTGAAAAATCCGTAATCAGCGAGCAGCAAAGCAAGGCGCTGATTGCTGAATTGAACGAAAAGCGCCAGCAGGAATTAACGCTGATCAGGGAATCGACGGATGAGCATCAAAAATTACTCGAAATTCAGCAGGAGTTTCGTGGCGTCCAGGAGTTCCTGAAATCCGACATTGAACGTGTTAACGAAGCCTATGATCGCCGAATCGAGGTCGTGCGTGCGTCAGTTGAAGAGGAAGCCAAAGCGGCCGAGATTATCACCGAGCTGAACGCCAAGCGTAATGAAGAGCTGAAAGCGCTCGCCGATCAGCAGCCAGCCGGGTTCGATGCCATCTTTGGCGCGGGTGCGCTGGAAAAACTGTTTTCCGATTTCGAAAACATTGAGTCGAATTTCAAGGGCTTGATCATTCGCATGGTTGCAGAGGCCGCGCAGGCGCAAATTCTGCAGGGTTTGGGTATGGGTACGGGTGGCATGAAGTCCTTCACCGATATTGGAGGGATTATTGGCGGGGCTTTTGGGGGCATCTTTGGTGGTGCCCGTGCCGATGGTGGCCCGGTGTCGCCTGATAAAACCTTTTTGGTAGGTGAACGTGGTCCTGAATTGTTTGTACCAAAAACAGCGGGGCGTATTGTGCCTAATCATGAAATGGTCGGTGGTGGTGTGACGGTGAATATGAATGTTTCGGCCAACGATCCGGCGCGCTTTAAAAAGGCGACCCGGCAGCTGCAATACGAAACACAGCTGGCGATTCAGGGGGCGCGCTCATGAGTATCGAGACCACGCGCTTTCCACAGGAAATGATGCCGGGCGCGGTGATTACTCCGCAATGGCGCACAGATCGTGTGCCTTATGGCAATGGCCATGAGTTTCGCGACTCTGTGTGGGAACACCCGTTGCACACAATCCAGTTCCGCAAAACAGAAAAAAGGAACATTATCAAAACGATACTCGACTGGAACATGAACAGCCGTGGCGCTTTCAAGGATTTCCTTTTCAGAGTTCCATACGATTTCACCAGCCACAGCGATGGCGTTTCTGCTCATGCGTTTGCAGATCAAGTGCTGGGCGCAGGTAACGGCTCGATTGCCAATTTTCAGCTGGTCAAAAATTATACCGCCGCAGGTGATACCTACGTACGGCCTATACAGCGTCCCGTTGCTGGCACGGTGCTGGCGGGTATTGGCGGGGTACAATCTACCGTTAATAAGGACTGGACGCTGGGCGCTAATGGCCTGCTGCAGTTTATTAATAAAACCGGCACCATTACGGGCATCACCCAAGCCGCCCAGGCAGTGGTGACCCAAACCAGTCACGGGCGCGTGATTGGTGAAACCGTCCATTTGAGTGGTGTGGTGGGCATGACACAGGTTAACGGCAAGCGCTACCCGATCACTGCGGTGACCAGCAATACCTTCACGATTGGTGTTAATTCCACCGGCTTTACCGCTTACGCCAGCGGCGGCACGGGCAAGACCCTGCCACAAACCGGCGAAACCGTTACGGCGGGTTATGAGTTTGACATGCTGGTGCATTTCCAGGATGACGGCCTGCCTGTGCGCCTGCTGACGCTGGATGCCTTCGCCCTGGATACCATTGTGCTGCAGGAAACGCGGATATGAAAACGATTCGCACTGCGCTGCAAACGCGCCTGGATACGGGTCGTGTCACACTCGCCTATTGCGCTAGAATTGTGCGTCGCGATGGTGTGGCGTTGTATTTCTCCGGCCACACCCGCGACTTAACCATGAACGGCCACGTCTACAAGGCCGATACCGGCTACACGCCCACTGCAAACACACAGAATGCCGAGGCTAAATCTGACACAGTAGACGTGGAGGGCATACTAACCTCGCTCGGTGTAAAGCGCTCTGATATTGCGGCTGGTTTATTTGATAACGCGCGCCTGTACGTATTCCAGACGGATTACAACGACCCGGTAGAAGACGACATTAAGATTATGACCGGCTTCTGGGGTAAAACCACTTTGCTGAAAGGCCGCTTTGTTACTGAGTTTACCTCGCTGGCGGATCGGCTATCGCAATCTATTGGTGAGACGGTCAAAGCGTCGTGCGGGACTGACTTGGGCTCTAGCCGATGTGGCGTCAAACTCGCGCCTTCAGCATGGGCGGCAACCACGGCCTACACCAAAAAGGCCGCGCGGGACGCCAAAACAGGAGGCATTGTTAAACCTGTTACGCAAAACGGCTATTTTTATATTTGCACCACGGCGGGAACATCGGGCGCAAGCGAACCAAGCTGGAGTACAGCGGCCGGCGGCACGACTAATGACGGCTCGGTGGTGTGGACAACGGTTATAGCGAACAGCATGTCCGGCACAGTCTCGACTACAGTAAGCAGCAACGCCTTCACCGACACATCGAAAAACCAGCCGGACGATTGGTGGCGCAGCGGGAAAGTGACCTGGACCAGCGGTCTGAATAACACCCTGTCAATGGAAACTAAAGATTCAACGTCAGGTGGATTGATCACGCTGTTTCAGGCTATGCCCTATGCCATTTCTCCCGGTGATACCTACAGCCTGACGGTGGGATGTATGAAGCGCCAGATTGAAGACTGCAAAAACAAATTCGCCAACGGCATTAATTATCAGGGCTTCCCCGATGTGCCGACGCAAGATCAGTCCACTAAATTCGGTGGCCAATGATGAATAGCGAGCTGATCATAAAAACAGCCCGAGAGTACCTTGGCACGCCGTTTCATCACCAGGGCAGAGTCAAGGGCGTGGGGATCGATTGTGCCGGACTGGTTGAATGTGTGGCGCGGGAAATCGGCTACGCTATTCCTGTCCACGATGGCTACGGAAGACAGCCATTTGCGGGGCAGATGGAAGCCAAGCTCGATGAATATTTAGAGCGTTCTGCAACTCTTGAGCCGGGCTGTGTCTTGCTGATGCATTTCCCCGGCACGCCACCGATGCACGTCGCCATTTACGCAGGCGACTCAATTATTCACGCTAATGAAAAGGTCGGGTTCTGCGTTGAGCATGATTACGGCGATTTGTGGCAAAAACTCACTACACGGAGCTATAAATGGCCCAGGCTGCACTTCCCTATATAATACAGGCTGTTGTTGCTTATGCCGTTGGCGTCGTCGTCAATGAGCTGTCTTCACCGCAGAAGATAGAAGGGCCAAGCCTTAATGATCTTCGCGCCCAGTCATCAAGTTATGGTCGATTTCTACCGCTGCTGTACGGGGCGAACCGAGTCGCGGGGACAATCATATGGTTAGAAAATAACCAGCTAAAAGAAACTTCAAACACTCAGAAGCAGGGCGGCAAGGGTGGCGGACCAAAGTCCGAGACGACCACTTATAGCTACTCCGCGACATTCGCTATCGCTCTTGCCGGGGTAGAACAGATCGGGATTAGGCGGGTGTGGGCAGACTCTAAACTAATTGCTGACTTTAGCGAAAATGCGAGCGCAGAGGGAGTCGTGAAGAGCGGCGGCCTATTTAGAAGTATAACGTACTATGACGGCAGTGAAGAACAGCATGTAAACGAGAGAATGCAGGCGAACAGCCCAGACTCCCCAGCCTACCGTGGGATACCTTATATTGTCATAGAGGATATGGAGCTGGCAGATGTTGGCAACAGGATACCTAATGTCACTTGTGAAACCGTGTCGTCGCGCGGAGAGAGCTTTTTAATGCAGGATAAGCTGGTGACTTTTCCTTACCCTTACGTCACTGACGGCGCTGGTCAGGTCGTCCGGTACGATTGGACTATTATAAATGAGGGGCTTATTCGGTTTTCTAGGAGCTGGTTCGCTTCGTCAGCGTCCAGTGTTGGCATCTATATTTATGATGAGACACTAAGCGGGGATGTTGTTAGTAAGCAATATAAGGTTTTCAGGAGTAAGCTGACAGGGACTACTGCGGGCGGCATAGAAATATATGCTCCAGTACGGGGGTTAGACGTATTTATGGGGAGAGGCACTACGTCGTTAGTATCTCCAAGGGCGTGGTTTTCATACAACTCAGACAGCGATGAATACCAATCAACTACGGACGGAATCAGAAGGCTGGACGGATCTCTGGTTAACGGCTCGATGAGGGTAGCAGTTGCAGGTGAGGGATACGTTTTTGCCATGCTTGGCGGCGTGTCCCCTTCCTCCCCTCAAGCGGCAACAATCATGAGGTTTGACTTATACTCACCTACGCAAATTAGTACGCGAGCAGGGGCCGAGGTAACAGGGTTAACTATTAGTGTTACCGATATGTACCTGCATGGTGGGTACTTGTGGACGGTACACTCGTCCGGCTCAGCAAACGAAATAAGAAAATATAACTTAGATTTATCGCTTGCTCAGTCATGGCCCGGGCTTAGCGAGTTCACGCCGCTTGCGGGCATGGTAACTAACGGGCGCAGATTTATCCTGGCCCCTGGCACGTCCGCTGGGCCGTCAGGGCCGCAGTATTCGATTTATGAACTATCCGATGCCGGGATGATCATCGTTGGGGTGGGCTCTGTGCCGTGGGTTTCAGGTCCACCTTTAATGCTGCCGATTCACATCGGCGACGATCTAATTGTTGGCCACGAGTCATATATCAGCAGCGGCCTAATCTCCCGTGCGCCAGCCTACCTGTCAGAGATTGTATCTGATTTGTGCTCGCGTGGAGGGGTGTCGGCGAGCGATATAAGCGTGACGGATCTTTCAGACGAGGTGGAGGGCTATGCAGTTACGAACCTCGCGTCGTTAAAGGCCAACCTTGAGCCATTGCAAGCAGCATTTCGTTTCGACGTGGTGGAATCTGAGTATA